GCTGGGAATATAAAGATATTACTAAACAAGTAGTAAAAGCTCACGCAGGAGCTATATCAAGTGGTGCTGAGATATACATCAGAAGACGTATTCAGCAGTATGCTAATGATCCAAAGAATAAAGCTAAATCTGATACAGTAACTGATCTTTTAGCGTTTACGGAATCTATTGCAGCTGAATTTAAAGAGGGAGGGTTTACGCCTTTAACTATAAAATCTGAATTAAGACCTCCAAAAAATTTAGGTCTTAAAACAGGTAAGGGAGCATTAGTCTCTCAAAATATTAACGAAAAAAAACCTCAACGTTTTATTTCTGGAGTCCAACTTGCTCAATTAGTGCAGAGACGTTTAGGAAAAACAATGAGAAAGTTTGGTGATCCTGAGACACCTGATCTTACTGAGAGAACTGGTCGTTTTAGGGGTAGCGTAAATATTATTGCAAATTATCGAAAAGGTGTTATAATGTATTACTATAATCCAATTTATGACAACTTAAATAAGTATGGTTATAATCCTAGTGATCAAGTAGGTAAAGCTACTAGAGAAGTAGTGCAAAGTCTCTATGCTAGAGCTTTTAATATTGTAAAGGGTTGATATGGCTTCTAGACGTAAAGAAATCGTTGAATTTGTCGTAGGACAGTTAAAAAATATAGACGGAGGCACATCAAGTTATAATGGAGCTTACGGTTATAACAACAACCTATTTAATAATGTGTTTAGAAAATTAAAGTTTTTAGATGAGGTAAATGATTTTCCAGCTATCTATGTATCTGCTGGAACCGAAATAAGAAACTTCAATTCTAAAGATTTGACGGTAGCGCAGTTAGACGTTACTATAAGAGCATATGTATATGGAGAAGATAATTCTCAAAGTTTGGCCGATGACTTAGTTCAAGATATTGAACACGTCATATACTCTTTGGAAGATAAATCAGATATTGGAATACAGGATATAATCATAGACAATATTTCAACTGACGAAGGTTTAGCTCACCCATACGGTCTCGCAGAAATTGAATTAACAACAGTCTATAGACTGAATAATTAAGGAGAAAAAAGATGGCATCTCTTAATCTACAGAGAAACTCAGAAGTGTTCTTTTCTACTGTTGATATTATCAACGGTGCGGCTGCAGCTGATTTGCGACCGACAAATACTTGGAAGCTTGAAGTTCTTGCAGGATTTGCAGTAACCTCATCAGCCGCAACACAAGATATCACTTCACTTGAATCAGGAGTTACACCTGATCGTTCGCAGCAACGTTTTAATACTGCTATTAACCCTGTTGACTGGAACTTCCAAGTGTATCTACGTCCTACAGGGGTAGAAACAGGTGCAGCCGGAAACGGAACCACTGCGGCTACCAACCAGACAGGTAACGTAAAACCAGTTGCAGATTGGTTTATGTGGCAATCAATGGTATCTAATACTAAAGTAGTAGCTACAGACGCTGACGGACTACACGAACGTTCTGTTTGGGTAACTGGAGGAAAACTCCAAACTACTAATGTTGCAGCTGGGACTGGATCTCATTCAACTCGATCAAACTTCTCAACAGCACCAGAAAATCACATCTATTTTAAATTAGATAATGTTATTTATCAGGTGTCTAATGCTACAGTTAATCAGGCTACCGTTGACGCAGGTATTGAAGAAATTGCTACAACATCCTGGTCTGGTTTTGGTACTACACTAAAAGAACTTACAGGAAGCGCACGTGATATCGCCGTTTCAGTATTTGGCGGAACTTTGAATAGCGGATCTTCTGTTACTGCTAACTCAGGATTCCAAACAATGAGTGCTTCAGCTACCGAATCAGCACATTATCACCCATACAATCAAATGAATGTGGCGGGTGCAGCATCAACAAACTCATTTATTAAAAATCGTCTTAGTGCGATTGAGTTCCACCATAAAGCTTCAGCCGCTGCATCTGACGAGAAGTTCGTCTTCCCAGTTACAGCACTAAGCTTTGATTATAACAACAATATTACATACCTGACTCCTGAAGAGCTTTCTTCACTTAACGAGCCTATTGGTCAGTTTACAGGATCTCGTGCTATCACTGGTTCTGCTACTATGTATCTTCGCACAGGTGATTTAGAATCTGCTGGATTCTTACGTAATATTTCTGAAGATTCACGTACCTCTTCAGCGCAAACTTCTAACGCTAACCTTATAATTGGTGGAACAACAGCACCGTATGTTGCATTCCAACTTGACGCTTGTCAGTTCGAGTTCCCACAGATAGCAACGGACGATATTATTTCAATGTCTGTTAACTTTGTCGGTCAAGAGCCTACAGCTACAAAAGGTGGCGGAGGCGAAATGACAATGTTCGCTAAGAAATAAATAATAAATGTTTCTGAGGGGGAACATTAACACTTTTTACAGAGAGTGCCTATCACTTGCAATTCAGGTTCCCCCTCACCTTCGAAGAGCAGATATGTGATGGGCACTTACCTTAAGAGGGGAAATAATGAGTAAAATTAAAAATATGATTGCAGATCAATCTTCTATTTGGTCTGAATTTCCAGATATTGAGGGTTTTGAAATTAATCTTAAATATCTTACCCGCGAAGACTTAATGAAGATTCGCAACGCAAGTCTCACCTATAAATTCAACAAACGTACCCGACAGCGTGAAGAAGAAGTAGATAATGATCGCTTCTTGGAAAACTATGCTGAAAAAGCTATTCTTGGATGGAAAGGTCTTAAAGTCAAGCATATGCCTGCTTTGATGCCTGTTGACATTTCAGGAATGGACGGGGAAGAAAATATTGATTATAGTAGTGATGATGCAATTGAGCTTCTCAAAAATTCAACAATCTTTGATCAGTTTGTAACAGATACTATGAATGACTTTGAGCAGTTTTCAAAGAAAAAAGCTGAGACTAACGCAAAAAACTAAGAGACTACCTTCAGGTTAGTTTACATGGAGGTGGAGTAACTGTAGAACAGTACTTCGATATATGTGAACAGATGGGGGTAGAGCCAAAAGAAGAAGATATACCTAAAGACCCTTCTACTTTTTCTCTCGAAGCTCAACAAGCACTAGTTTTAATGAATGCTCTACCAGATAATTGGGAAGGTATGAATGGAGTCTGGCTTGGTAAAAATTATACGGGTTTATTTGACATAATGGATTTGTATAAGATTGACGATAAAAGAGAAGTTTTTGAACTTTTAAAAGTTTGTGAAGAAGAACTGAGTAAGTTCTATACGCAAAAAAGAAAAGAGCAAGATCAGCTATCAAAAGCTAAGAGAGGAAGATAATAAGTGGCAACACAAACTATTACCACCAGATTTAAATCTGAAGGGGCTGGTAGGGTAGCCAAAGATACAGAAGCAGTTGGCCGCGCTCAAACTAGGTTAGGACAGGCCTCTGCTTCCGCTGGCCGTTCCTTTTCCGCACAAGCTAATGGGTTAGGAGGCTTAGTCGGAGTTTATGCTGCCGCAGCTGCTAACGTGTTTGCCATTACTGCCGCTTTTGACGCTCTTGGAAGAGCTGCACAGGCAGAGCAAATTGTTCGTGGTACAAAGCTCTTAGCACTTGAAATTGGTCAAAGTGGTCAGACTATTCTTGATAATGTTCAAAAAATTACACAGTCTCAGCTTACACTAGCTGAAGCATCTCAAAACATCAACATCGCATTGTCTGCTGGTTTTAATACTAAGCAGATTGAAGAGCTTTCTGAAGTATCTCTTAGAGCATCTAGAGCTTTAGGACGAAACTTAACTGACGCATTTCAAAGAGTTGTTCGCGGTGCTTCAAAACTAGAACCTGAACTGCTTGACGAACTTGGTATCTTTACTAGAATTGATCCAGCTGTTGAGGCTTATGCTTCTAAACTTAATATTGCAACAAACTCTCTTACAAACTATGAAAAACGTCAAGCCTTTGTTAACGCAGTGATTGAAGAGGGCCAGAAGAAGTTTTCTGCTATCGATATTAATGTTGATAGTTCTCAAAAGACTTTTGAGCAATTACGCGTGGCTTTAACAGAATTAGCTTTAACATTTGGTCAATTAGTAGCAAATGTATTAGTTCCAGTAGCAGAATTTTTCAAGAACAACTTAGGTAATGCTCTGCTTCTCTTTGGGGGAATCCTTGCTCTTGTGTTTGGAAGGGCAATTTCATCGATATCTGGATTTGCAGGATCTTCCTTGATAAGATTTGGAGAGTTTACTGAAGGACTAGCTAAAACGACTGCTAGCGCTAAGAGAAACTTCGCTGAGATCCAAAAGGCTCAAGAGTCTTTACAACAATCAGTGAAAGATCGTCGTGGTCTAGCACAAGAAGGTGGTAGATTCGCACAAAAAGGAGTGGCTAGATCAGATGCTAGTGCTGCTGCAGGTGCTAGAACTAGGTTTTTAAGTGGTCAATCACTTTCTTTAAATCAACAAAAAGATGATTTAAGAGCTTTAAAAGCTGTTCAAAACCAGCTTGGTGAAAATACAGCAGCTTACAATGATGCTGATAAAATTATTAAAACCTACACAAAATCAACTCAAAGCGCTGGAGCCGCTACTGTTGCTTTCTCAAGAGTTTCAAGAGCAGCCTCTGTAGCCGCTAAAGGATTAGCGGTAGGTATTGGTTTTCTGACAAGATCGCTAAATGTTCTGTTATTAGCTTTTGGAGCAGTGCAGCTTATTACTAGTGTGTTTGGGTTTGATATTTTAGGCAAGCTGCAAAAAGCGTTCTTTGCCACCTCAAAAGCTGCTGAAGATTTGAATCGAGGTATTACTGGTACGATTGTAGCAGTATCTGGAGGTCTTCAAAATTTTGAAAGAGAGTTGAGAGCTTTAGGCGCAACAGACGATGATATTGAAAATTTAAAAGATACGATTAAAGACTTAAACGAGGAGGTTGCTGAACTTGCTGAGAAGGGATCTGGAAACATTATTAAAACAGCTCAAAGCTTAGGTATTATATCCTCAGAATTCGGTATAATGGATGCGCGATCTTTCAAAGCATTTAGGACTTTAGCACAAGGTACTAGGACATTTATTGCACTAACACAGCAAATAGACGAATTAAAAGATGCAGGAGATAAGGTTGGTGCTGCAATTCTTACTAAAAGACTTGAAGCCTTTAAAAAGTTTGGAGACTCTTTAACATTAATTGGTGGAATTGCTTCTCAGACTGGTTTACCAGCAGAGCAGGTAGCTAAATTATTTGAAGAAGTGGTTACCGTGTCTGACGACTTTGGGACTACAATTGTAGAGATTCTTCCAGGTGTTACTGATTTATCAAAAGGATTTGAAGGTTTAGAAAAGGAGCAACAAAAATTAGTTGAAAACTTTGTTTTAGCTAAAAACACAGTTGAATCTGCTAATGCAGCTTTTGATGCTGGAACAGCTTCTGCTGAAACTTTATCAAAAAAGCTCGGTGGATTAGTCAGTTCTATCGAGATTCTTAGAGAGTTAGGCCTGCCTGTACAATTTATAAATAGCCTTCAGGAGTCGGCAGACAATATTAGCGATAATGTAAGACGACTAAAAACTTTAGAGAGTGTAACTAAAGCTCTGACTACTACTTATGGTAAATTTGGTGCGGTATTGGACAAAGCTGTACAAGATGGTCTTGTCGGTATCGGAGGCTTATCAAAAGATGCAGTTGACGTAGCACAGAACCAAGCAAGATTTTTGGCTCAGCAAACTGAGCATAACGAAACTAACGGCGCAGAAGTTGCAAAAGCATTAGCTGATCAAGAAAGAGGTGCTACCCTTGATTCTATACAAGTAAACTTACTAGTAAACAGAACAAAAGCTCTTAAAACCATAGCCGGACTTATTTTTGACACGGCACAAGGTATTGAAAAAGAGACAATTGCTCGTAAAAAGACTTTAAAAACATTAGAAGATCAAGAAAAAACTTTGAATGCCCAGCTTGAACTACAAAGATTACAAACTCAGTTAACTGTTGATCAAGCGATTCAAAGCGCTAACATTACAAGTCGAGAAAAAGGTCTTGAGATTCTTACCGAAGAAGCAAAAATTACGCAACTTAATCTAGATCTTGTGCTAGCTAATATCGATCAACAAAATGCTTTGAATAATCTATTGCGTGAGAAAAATGATCTATTACGCACAGGTGCAGAGATTGATGCTCAATCACAAGCTAGAACTGACAGAGCCTCTAGAGAAAGAGGCATCGCTGCACAAGAGAGCCGCATTTCTGATATTCAAGCTTTTCCTAATCTGCGTTCTTTACAGGAACTACAAGCTGAGCAACGCAAGCTGATTGATTTACAATTAGCTAATGATTTATCAATTATAAATGAAAAAGAGAGAGCCACTAAGGTCGAATCATTAAACTCAAAGATTGCCCTTGATAATCAAATTCAAGCTTTGAAAGAGGAAGGCACCGCAGAGTCAGCTAGGATTACCATAAGAAGACAGCTTGCTGCAAGTGAAACAGGTCTTAGACTAGTTGAACAGTCTCTCGCTGAAGATAAGATTAAAAACGATCAAGCTAATAATTTAGCCAGAAAAGCAATCATTGATCAAGAACTACAAAATGCAAGGTTAGCCATTGATATTGCAGAGGGACAAGCAAAAGTAGCTGATGAAGAGTCTCGTAAACAACTTGATATCTTAGAGGCTAATGTAAAATTAGTGAATGCTCTTAAAGAAACTTTAAATGGAGAGAGCACTTTTGTAAACGCGATTAACGCTTTCTTAGAAGAGCAAGCACCCGGCAGTTCAGTGCAAATAGCTGAATCAAGCCTAGCAGCTTTAGATATTGATTTCTCTGCCTTGAGAGGCATTCAGAGTTCTATTGAGGGTCAAAGAGCTACTAATTTTGGTGTACAAAGAGATTTAGCTGGTGACAAGGCAGGCAAAGCAGAGGCTGCTAGGCTTGTTGAAGCAGAATCCTTAAAAGACTTACTTAAAAAGACAACTCAATTATTTGAAAAGCAACAAGAGATAGCTAATTTAGAATTAAAACTTGCTAATACTGAAAACAAAAATGCACAAGACCTAATTCAAAAGAAGATTGAAAACTTAGAGATTGAAATCGATAATGAAGAGAAGTTATTGAGCGGAAAACTACAAGATTATGCAGATGAAAGAGCAGCTGCTAATGACACTCATCAGGAAAGAATTAGGCAGCTTGATAGAGAAAAGCAAACTCTTGGTGATTTAGGTAATGCTGTTATAGGAAACATTAATGATGGTGTTGGAAAAGCTTTTAATGCGGCGTTTGATAATTTAGCCGAAGGTAAGTCAATAACAGACGGTCTAGGAGCAGTATTAAAGCAAACTTTTGATAGTGTTCGTAAATCTGTTCTTGAAGAAACTCTAATTAAACCTTTACAAGAAAAAATTAAATCAGGACTTGGCAGTTTATTTGGATTTGAAGAAAAAGGTGCCGACAACGCAACAGTTAGAAATGGCGCTCTCTTAGTTACTAGTGATGATGGGTCAGTAACTGCTGCAGCAGATGCTATAACTGACGAAGGTGCAAGTGCTTTTGCTGAAATAGGTACAAAACTTGGAGAGTTCAAAGACGGGGTAGCTGAAGTATTTACAGATCTTGGTTCCTCCGCAAAAGATGTTTTTTCTAGTGTTGGAAGTGTTCTTAATGAAATCGGATCGAGTATAGGTAGTGGTGCATCAGGCATTGGCGACTTCTTCTCAGGTATTTTTGGTGGAGGAGCCTCTTCTGCCGTACCTACACCTGGTCCAATGGGTCTCGCTTCTGGTGGCATTGTTCGTATGGCAGCTGGTGGAATGATGCGCGATAGAGTGCCTGCCCTGTTAGAGCCGGGTGAATTTGTGATGAAACGTTCTGCCGCTAAAGGAATTGGCGGACCTGCTTTAAATCAAATGAACGCAACAGGATCTGCAGGTGGTAATGTTGTTGTTAATATTAAAAACGAGGGCACTCCTCAAGATGCAACTGCTTCACAGCCTATGTTTGACGGTGAAAAGTTTGTTGTTGATATTGTTACAAGAGATTTACGCAACAATGGTCCGATTCGTAAATCAATGAGAGGAGGATCGTAATGTCTACTTACCCTGATGACGCAATAGCCCCCGTAACCGCTTTTGGAGTTGTGGCCGAGACCTCATTCTCTTCTACAGGCGCTGTTAGAACAGATTTTAACTTAGCCACTGCTGCTTCTCATAAAGGGGAAGTCGTAGCCGTAGTTGATGGTATAGTTCAGCAAACCTCTACATATGATCTGGCTAACTCTGGTGCTTCAGTTTCTTTTTTGACTGCTCCTAATGCTTCGTCTCTAACCCTTAGAACAATTGCTTTACCCGCTAGATTTAGATTAACTAGGACTTTTCCCTCTGTACGATCCGTTGATTTTTCAAACACCTCTGCTCAAGTAATTGACTCGAATACTTTTGTAATTAATGGTAATACTGAGTCCTTTGCACTACCTGAGGGTGTGAATGTATCAGCTGCTTCTGATTTCATGGTTTTTTTAAACGGTGTTTTTCAAACTCCTCAGTCCTACACATATCCATCAATAATTTATGGTAATAGTGGAATAGACATTGGAGACAACACTGCAACAAAACTTTTAACTAACTTCAGTGGTAACTTAACTGATGAAAGTCCTTCAGCGCATACTCTAAATAAAAGAGGAGGAACTGCTTCTTTTGATGGCTCAGCTAGGTTAACTTTTGATGGAACAGACGATTCTCTTGACATTACTGACAGTACTGATTTTAATATTTTACAAACAAACTTCACATTAGATACTTTTATTAAACCTGATACAGGAACTTCTATGGCATCTAATCAGACGCTATTCTCAAAACATCAAGATGCAACTAATAACTATAATTTAAGATTAGTTGGAGCTAACTCAAATGTAGGTTTTGTGGTTAATAATGGTGGTGGAATTACTGAATTATACGGAGGAAACGCAAACGGAGGTGTAAACTTACATGTAGCCGTGTCTTATGAGGTAGGTACTCAAAACTTAAGGTTGTTTGTTAACAATGTTAAAGTAGCTCATACGAATTTTACCTCTGATCCTGATTTTGCTGGTAATCTTGTTATCGGTGCAAACTCTAATGTGAGCGCAGCAGGAGAATTTTTCAAAGGTAAAATGGAGTTTGCTCGTTTAGCTCATTCGGCTAGGTATAAATCAGGAGGGTTACAACCTATTGTATCTCATTCTCCAACTGTAATCTCTGGTTCACCTTTAGGTTCTATTGATTCGTTAGATAAACTTTCAATCAGAGTCTTTGACGCAGAAGTATCTACTCTTGACCGTTTTAACTCTATGGCAGATCGTAAACCTGACAAAGGTTTTTCCTCTCAACGTAAATTTGATACAATTAGTTTTGAGTCACAATCAGGCTATGAAAAACGCAGACTACGCTCTAGACGTTCTAAGAGATCTTACGATCTAACATATACTAATGTTACAGGAATAGAAAAAACAGCAATTGAGAACTTCTATAACGCAAGAAGCGGAGAGTTCGAAGCATTTACATTTGACTTGACACATCTCAATGAGGCTGGTACAATAACTACAAGATTCGAGGGACCGTTAACAGTCAATCAAGTTCATTCAGCAGGCAGTAACTTAACTGAGAACTTCTTTACTGTATCTTTTAAACTACAAGAGACATATGACTAATGACAGCAAGAAATTATGACGTTGTTATTACTGTTGACAATGCAGCAGGATTTCAATCAACAAATGTTTTAATTGGTAACACTTCTGCTGCGGTAGGAGTGATTGCTAATGTTAACACCACTCTTAATACTTTAAAAGTAAAACTTTCAAACTCTATTGCAGAATTTTCTAACTTAGAAGTCGTCCATTCTAACGTAATTTCTATAACAGGAACTGCTAATGGATTGCTTAATACTACTTCTTTACCTTTTCAATCTAATACTCTTTCTGGCAATGCAACAACTGCTATTGCTACTATTCAGTCTATTGGTCCGAGTGGGTTTATCGCAGAAAAAAATGCTTTCACTCAAAATCCTATAGTGAGACTATATGAAATATACTATCCAGGTGAGTGGTATCCTCCTAATGCAGCCGGTAATCCTACCGGAAGAGGCGAGGGTAGGTCATGGCCTGTTAATTTTCCTATCAAATTTGCAGATGTTAGAGGCGATCTAACTTCAGACCTAAATTATAATGTTATTCATCAAGGTGAGTCTTATATCCCCTTTCCTTCTGACATATCAAGTATTAATCAATCTAGTGATGGTCAAATTAATGAACTTAGCTTAACTATTTTTAATTTAGATAATATTGTATCAGCAATTGTTGAGGACCCTTTTTTAGTGGGTAATAATCAATCTAACTCCTGTCAGGCTTTTGTAAACGGTGAATTGGTTCATGGAATTGATCCTAGAACTATTAACGCTGCGCCTTCGGCATTTGGCTCATCAGGGACTGAAGGTTTTGATTCTTTAACCCGTGCAAGAGCTAATGGTTTAGCATATAGTGTTTCAGTAGAAGGTATTTATGGTAAAGCAAATTCTTCTTTTACTAAAGAGCAGACCGAAGCTGTAGGTGGTACTTGGGTAGAGAATAAGATAGATTCTAGAGACTTACTAGGCGGTGTTGTTACTGTTAAATCTACTTTTGCTAATTTCTTAGATTTTTGGCCTGAGTATAGTTCTGCAAAGTTTATTAGTGCTAACGTCGTCGAAGTATACAATGCTATGCCTTACAGAGTAGGTGATAATGTCAAAACACAGGGAGGCTCTATAGAAGGCACAATACAGTCAATTGAAGAAAATAGATTTTTATTTCTCTCAAACAGTTTAGACTCTACAGCTTCAACTGGTCAACCCATATTTGTTGTAAATTCACAGGCTGATCCAGAGTCTTACATAGAAGATGTGTTTAAAATTGATCAGTTAGAGAGCTTAAATGATAGTGTTGCAACTTTTGGACTTATTTCGTGGTTACAATACTTTAGAAATCAAGTTCCAAATAGAAAATATTATAAAAATACTTGTCAGTGGGTTTACAAAGGTGATGAATGTCAATATCCTGGACCTGGAGGTTTAGCTATCCCTAATACGACTTTAGTGTCTAATAATAATCCTATCGCTGCTAACAATCAAACTGCTGCTTCTGCCGCTGGTGATGTTTGTGGTAAGTCTATTCTATCCTGCACAATTAGAAACAACCAAGTACATTTTGGAGGCTTCCCTGGAACAGGACGAACAATTCCAAAACAATAAAATCAAAGGATGTATACTCCCGTGGGTGCATATGTATGGGAGTTTACAGGGAACCTTTTTTAATTGTTGTCATGTTGAATTTAATGCTTCAAATCCGATCATTCTTGGAAACCATACTCAAACATTAAGTAGCATATGGAACGGCGATCCTGCAAAACAGGTTCGTAAAAAATTTCTTGCTAACGATATACCTAAAGAGTGTTATGAAGTCTGTTATAGAATTGAAGAAAAAGGTGGAAATAGTAACAGGTTGCAGGTTAACAAAAGATTTGCTAATAAATCTTACTTACAAGATAGGACGAGTGAAGATGGTAGCGTAGATAATTATCCTAGCTACATTGATATACGCTTTGGTAATTTGTGTAATTTCAAATGTAGGATGTGTGGCCCAAGTGCGTCAAGCTCTTGGTATAAAGACGCAAAAACACCTAGATCTGGAATAATAGATTATTATACTAATAATGATCAAATGTGGGAAGACTTACAGAACTTTTTACCCTATATCGAAGATGTTTATTTTGCTGGAGGCGAACCTTTTGTACAAGACGGGCATTACAAATTATTGGAAACACTAATATCAAGTGGGTTTAGTAGTAATGTTTCTTTACAATATAACACTAATCTTAGTTATTCTAAGTATAAAAAATACGATCTAAAAAGCTTATGGAATAGCTTCAAAGATGTTTCTCTCTGGCCTAGCATCGAAGGGTACAAAGAAAGAGCTGAATATTCAAGAAAAGGATTAATTTGGGGTAACTTTGAAAATAATGTAAAACATTTCGATGACTATATCTCTACTTTTTCTTCAGTTATAAGCATATTCTCAATTTACTCTATGCCTGAACTAATAATGTGGGTAAAAAAACATAAAAAATCTTATTATGGTTCTTTGTTACAAGCTCCTCCTTATTATGATGTCACTGTTTTACCTAGAGAAGCAAAGAGTTTGATTAATAAAAAATATAAAAATTTTATGACTAAGTGTGATTCAATTTTAACTTCAGACGATATTAATCAAATGGTTTCATGGCTTAAGTACATGAACAGTTCAGACAACACACATTTATTACAGAAATTTAAAGAAGAACAGATTCGCTTAGATGCTTTAAGAGACGAGTCGTTTGTAGAAGTATATCCAGAGTTTGAATCATGGTACAAGACTATTTAGGACAAAAACATGTTTATGGTGAGATTGATTGTATTGAATTAATTAGGTCTTTTTATTCAAGAGACTTAAAAATAGATTTTTCTTTACCAACTTATCCAAAATCAAGAGAGTGGATGAGGTATTTTACTGTAGATAATGTTGATAAATGGGCTTCAACGTGTTCTATAAAAGTACAATTGACAGAAGCTAAAAACTATGATGTAATGGTGTTTAAGTCCAAAAAATCAAATTTAGTAATACATTTTGGAATGTACTTAATGCCGTCAAAAATGTTTCACATAGAAGAAGGGGGTTTCTCGTGTGTACAAACTTTATCAGACTATTGGATAAGTAAGCTACATACGA